TATCATTCCTCTGCTTCGCATGCCACAACTGGCGGATCAGCACATCATGACTCACCGTCCAGAAAGCCTTCCCCTCAGCTTCGGCTCCTATCCTCTCCCATTGCTGTGTCAGTCTCGCCGGCTGGAACCCTAGGCTCCGAGCGATGATTTCCGCCATCTGCACGGGTTCATTCGGGTCGAATTTCAATATCGGATTGCCTGCCCGGTTCCGCTCCATTCCTTCCTGATAATACCTCCATGCATGACTAATGTTCGACGTAAACCTCGGCATTATTCCTTCCCACCGCTTCCAATCTGTTGCGTCGAGGCTCTGATCGGTGAGTGCCCTATACATCGCGCCAGCGTATCCGAATCCAGCCCCTCCCACATTTTGCAAGCTACGCGCTATAACCTGATCTGGATTCTTTGAAGCCTCAGGACCGAGGATTTTCTGCATCTCGATAGGCAACACTCTCCCCATTCCGACGGCTGCGCTCATGTCAATCGAGGGAATGGGGATATGTTTTTCGAGTCCGATAGTGTGACCAAGCATATCGAACAACTGTGGAATCCCAAATCCATGACGGCTCAATCCATGTAGCAGAATGTCGGGACATATCGGATTCGCGGTTCGCACATTCGCGCAATCTTGCGCCTTTAAGACATCAAGGGTGAATTTCCTTGCTTCATCCTCCACGTCGAAATCTTTACCAAATAGACGATAGGCTATTCCTTTCACCAAGCCAAGAATGTCTTGCGCCCCCGGCACACCTGTTAGCCCTCCGAGAGCCGCAAACATTAAGAGCCCTCGCATCCTTACGCCAGGATAGTTCCACATCTGGAACAAGGTATTCTGTGTAAACAGCTTGAATACTAGAGGTACGCTCGCGAGTCCCTTTCGGAAGGCTGCAGGCCTTCCATAGGGAGCATACACGTATTGCGTCCCCTCGACGGCGTCCATCGCCGTAACGAAGGCTGCCGCTTCGCGAGGATTCCTCCCTTGGCGGATGATCGACTCATACTCTAAAGGATGAAGCTGGATAGCTTCCTGCACGTATTTCGCATTCGGATTCTCGAGTGCTAGCTTCCAGGCCGCCCTCATGGCAACGCGCCGATTCCATTGCTCCGCATGCTCGAACATGAAGCTCGAAGCTTGCAGCAGATTATTGAGGGTCTTCTCGCGCGCCGTCCGCCCGAATCCCAGGTTCAAATTATCCATCTGAGTCATCGCGGCGAGATTGTGCGCTTGGCCTTCACTGATTAGTCCTCGACGGACAGCCTCCCCTAGCATCCACAAATCGCCCTGCGTTTGTGTAGTAAGAGTTCCCTTCTTATAATAGGTTGTTAAGTCCGATGAAGCCCGTAGCATCGCTCCGATCGCTTTAAAGTCTCCGAACTTCGCCCCGAGCCAAGGATACGTCGATGTAAGTGTCTGTGTCAGGTTCAACACTGCCGAAGCCGGGTTCGCCCCCAGATACATATGGAACAAGAATCCGCGTAGTGCAGCAAAATCTCCCTTCGGATCCATTATCGAATTCTGGTGATTCACCATGAAATTCACTATCTGATCGCGCTTGCTCGAATCCGCCATTGCGATAGTGGACTTTCGCACCTCGTCGATACTTACATTCATATCATCGATTAGTTCCGCTTTCGCCATCCATCGCGAGTAGTTGAAAAAGTATTGAGCATATGCCCTAATGAAGTCGTGGCTCCATCCAGCCATCTCGCTCCGGGTACGGAAATGATGTGCGAAGCTCCTCGCGGGGACATAATCGAATTTCAATTGCTCAAGAGCTTCGCGTTGTGTCTTCGAGAGATTCATCTTCTGTGCCATCGTATCGAGCAGCCCCGATGGAAGCCCGATGAATGGATGTGTGTCTTTATTCAATCGCCCGATTCGAAGACGTTCACCCGGAAGAAGGGTTTTCTCCAGATCTGTCTGCGTCCTCTTCTGTTGTCTCACATTATCCGCTAATTCGAATCGGACTACCTTGTTATTCGCGTCGTACACCGTAATCGTATAGTCCCCAAAGCGAGACATCGGGAAGTAAGGCTGACTCCGCATTTTAGCGACTTCTGCATTCACATCTTGAATCGCCTGCGCCTGCGCTATCGGATCGGAGATGCCTCTTGTTTTCTCTAGCATATGCGCATGATATCGATCGAGGGCACCATTCATGTCCGTAAGAACCTTCTTGAATACCTTCAATCCGGTCGCATCGACCTTATGTTGCATGACAATGTTATTAAGCTCTGCCGCCGTCGGCTGTCTCGACACTCCATTCTTCACCTCGTTCGCCGTCCGATACGTCTGCATCATATAATCACGGATCAAATTCCCTACCGCTTCGCGCTGAGTCGATCCCATATTCCGCCAGGCTTGGAGCGTTTCTAAGGCTCCATTCATGGTCGTGTTAATCTTTTGGTTAAGAATCCGCATCCAACCGCCATATCGCACCAACCCCTGTATGTGCGGGTTCCTCGCGACGAGCTGCGGCAAACTAATCCATTGATTGTACAACCAGTGGAACCTATCGGCGTGGGCGGCCGTAGCTGCCGCTCCCTCGACTGGCGGCAGCTTCCCCATTGCATTCCGCCCCGGTTGTGTCGCTAGAGTCTGCGGTACCGCCTGCACCTGCGGCGTCCCATTCGCATTCAGCGCGGCCTGCGACTTTAATTGCGAGGCAAAGTTAACCGCATCGTAAGAATCTGCCGCCCACGGCTCTCCATTCTTCAGCAGATCCTCGAACCAACCTTGAATTGCTTTCCCTGGAAAGACGTTCATCCCCGCTTTATTCTGCATGAATTCGACAGAATCGCGCACTCTCTTCCCCATACTAGAAAATATGGAGTCCACTGTCGAAAGAGGTCTCGCATCCGTTGTGGCCCACCGACCCGTTTGGGTCGCTACCCACTCTTCGAACTTCGCCCAATATCGCCACCATTCTGGCCCTAAGGCGCTCATTGGAAGCTTGTCCGCTTCGGTCACTATCTTTCCATGCGCCATATTCCGCATTTTATCCATATAGTAATTGAACACAGCATTTTCGCGAGCGAGTTCCATCTCCCCATGAGTGGCGCCAGCCTTCTTCGAAAGATATTGCTCCCGGCGCCACTTCTTGTATTCCTCAAGGATAGCAAGCTTAGCTTCAGGCTTTAGTCCGTCCCAATGTTCGAAAAATGTTACATGCCCAAACTCGTGTGCCATCGTTTGATAAACGCTTTCAGCGTTTACGTGGTTCGCAAGAGGTAGCCTTATTCGATAGTCTCCATTAATCATCCTTCCTGCGGAGCCCCAAGAATTCCTATGCGCCGGATCAGGATGCTTCCCATTAAGGATATCGATTATAATCGGTCTCTTAATGCCGAATTTCCGAGCGAACTGTTGTGCAATCTTCGATACAAGGTTAGCCGCAGGACGCAGGGCCACGCCCGATGTTACTGGCTCACCCGCAGGGGCTCGGATATTATTCACTACGACTCTCGGCCCCGTCGATGGTCTTTCCCATTGCGGATAGCCAACCCTCACCGTTGACGCCGCCGCCGGAGACAGCTCGACGTAATGTCTCGGCAGATTATCAATTGTAGTCAGTCCCTCATTCATCCCCATCTTACGCGCCCACGACACCAGCTCCTTCGGAGCTTTATCGCCCATGAACGCAATCCTGTCGAATCCATTATCGGCTGCGTAGCGCAGTATTCGTGGAGGCGCAGTCGCCGAATCGACCGCAAGCGTCCTCATTCCATCTCGATCAATTCGATCGGCGATTGGAAGCTCTACACCTTGAGTTTCAAGGCCCATTCGCTCGAAGCGCAAGATTCCCCTCGTATGCGAAGCATCCCAATGAGCTTCCGCCGTCGTCTGTTTTTCATCAACATGAGTCAAGAAATCCGTCTTCGTTATCTTTCCGTGCTCTCCCCCAATCCATCGAGGAACATCTAGCCGGTCGAGGGCGTCTGCCTCATGAGGCATCTTTCCTTTCAACCAATCGACCCATTCGTGGTGGAAGGCCGAATTCCGTGGGAACTGCTCGGCGACGCCACGAAGATCAGCGATATCCGTAATTCCTCTTGGATGGATTATTTCACCCGTTAATGGTTGCTCTTCGCCCGGAGGTTGTGTGCCTCCTTCCGGGACCAAAGCATCTTTTATCGCCTTGAAGGTGTCTTTCACTTGCTCTTCGGTCGGCGCAACGAAAGGTTTCTCCGGACGCATTCCACCGATTGTCCGATTGAGGGCGTGAACCGCTCCCATTTGGAAGACATTCATTCCGACATTCGCCGTCACCGCATCGAACATCTCCATCGGAGCAGCATCGCGACCTTCGAGGAGACGAGACTGGGCGGCAATCCTTGCAGCTTCGACCGAAGGTTGTATCAATCCGAGCTGCACGGCGGCATCCGCTAGGAATGGCCCCGCTGCATCACCGAAGACACCAGCTGCCATTTTCCGGGCTGCGGGACCAGCGACAGGAATCCCGAAGAACGCTGTCGACGCCGCGTCGAACGCTCCAGTTAGCACCCCTTTTTGAAGGGCGTAGCTCGCTGCATCATTCCCTCGCAAGCCTTTCGCTTCAGCTTCCTTCATTGCAGGAATTAACGTTTTGCTTCCCCCAGCGAGGCCGAAGCCGACGCCGAGTCCTACCGGCCCCGCCACCGACCCGACGGCGCTAGCTCCAAGTTGTGTCGCCATCGACGGGATGCCATACGCCAGATTGACTCCATACCACCGAGGATCGTTCCACCCCTTCCGAAAGGGCATCTGGAGATAATTATTAACTTCGGAAGGTATCTCCGGGGCCGGCTCCGTTGGAGGCTGAAAGAAAGTCCCTCCGGAAAGCTTTCGTTTCAAACCTTCAAGGAGCTGTCCCGTTTCATAGGTGTTTTGGTTCCACCCAGCGGTAGCCGCTTCGCCCATTAAACCAAGGAAGCCCGGATCCCCTCCAGGAGGCTTCGGCGTTGTATGCGGCTGAGATTCAAGAGGCGGAAGCGTCGAGGCTTGTGCCTCGCCTTCTCTCGGTTGCGACTCCTGCGGCGGCGGCTTAAGCCATTCAGGGACATACTCCGAAGGCTCCATAGGAGTCCCCGCCGGAAGCTGGGGCGGATTATCCCCGAACGCCGAAGGCGGCGGCGGCACCAACCAATTCGGGGTATAGGTGTCCGTCACGCCAATCCTAGCCTTCCAAGAATCCTATCCGTTTCGCCCTCACCATGATCCATTTCGAACTGTCGGCGAAAGATCGAATTCGGATCCCTCAGTAGATGGGAATTAGCTTTGATTGCTTCGATATTTCGAGGATCGTATGGACGGCCATAGCCATCCGCAAGCATAGCACCAGCCGAAGTTTGTCGAATATTCGACGGTGGAGCATTTGGCTCCGGGCGAGGTCTCGGCGACGGTGTTGTCGGCCTTAGCGGCTGTGAGGGCGGTACAGTCGGAACTCGCGGCGCAATCCCTCTCTGCGCCCTTCCGGGCCAATTCGGAAGGGGTTCGCCCCTCGGACCGATACCATAAGCATCTCTAAAGCCCGGATGGACCCTGTCCATCCACTTATCGAATGGTTCATCCTTCGGCTTCATCAAGTCTTGGTTGTACTCTGTACCGAAGCCCGCTATCGCATGGTTCCTTTGAAATTCAGTTAGCGCCCCCTTTTCCTCGGTTCCGCGCTGACGCGCCATCTCCCCATAGGATTCGGCTTCACTTTCCTTCACCGCCATCCCTCGACGAGCGATATCCTCCGCCGAAGCCTCTTTCGCCGCAGCGCGAGCCGTCGCCTCACGACCTGTAAGGGTCTCGCCCGCCGTCCCGAGGGACTGTCCAAACTGTGACATGAATCCGCCGACGCCCCGTTGGTACGTGGGCTGAAGCATCGAAGCGCCGAACGAGATCATCGCGGCGCGATTATCCGGATCACCCAACCAATCACTCCACTGGCCATGAAGATCTTTCCCTTGAGGCTGATTATCATCGCCGTTTGCCATTATCGTTTACCTCTCAGCATCCTTCCGAGCATAGCCCCGGGCATAGCTCCGGGCATAGTGTCGGGAGTCATCGGTGTCGACATCGGCGGCGCGCCGCTAGCCATCGGTGACATCGGCGCCGCCGGGGGCGGAGGCCCCGGCCGCACTGCGGCCGAACCTCGAATAGCATCCGCCGGTTTCGCTGGAGGATTCTGCCCCGTTGGGCCTGAAGGTCGCTTTCCTTTGGGTCTTCTCACCGCTTTTCTCCTCTCAACTGTCTGCCGAGATTCTCATTCATACTCTCTTCATGTCTTTCCAGTGGGAAGAATAACTTACCGAAAAAGTGTCGGGCAAGATCATTCGCTATCTGTGGAGGACTCGGCATAGATAGCGGGTCCGGCCCCAGATAGTTATGAAGTCGCTCGTACCATCCCTGCCCTTCGCCAGTAGCATCCCGATGAATAAGATCACGAATCCTCTGCGAATCCTCGGGCGATAGCGGAGGATCATACGGACGACTCGGAAATCGCTTCTCGACGCCAGTGTCGGTGAAATCTTCGTCCCTTGGAGGAGGGCTTCCCGGAAAGCTCTGCGGCCTCGGACGGGGAAGCGGCACTCTCGCTTGGGCTACGTCATCGTCCGATGCCACGGAGAGCCTCCCCTAGCGTTCGAAGCTTCATCCCTTGTTCGAGGGAGAGTTTCGATATGTTATCGATATGCTGCTGGAGCCCTCCGAGCTTCAAATTCTGCGTCGGCCTATACGGCGGAGGGCTCTGAATGTGCTGCGGCTGCGCAGGCTGCATCACCTTGACGCCCGCGAGGATCTTTCCGAGATCAATTCCCTGCTTGTCCTTATATGCCTGGTTGTCTTGCGCCCTCCTTTGCTCACGCTCCTCGCCTCCGCCCGGATATCGATTCGGCCCTGAATCGGAAGGTTCCCTTCCAATTCCACGATCAGGCGAGGTTTCACTCGTATCCGCCGGAGGCGGCTCGACAGGTGCCGCCGCTGGAGCTGGCATTGGAGGAACCGGCGGCGTCTGCACCGGAGCCTGCGGCGGCGTGTACGGAGGGGTCGGATATGTCGATGAGCCAGGAGCTGGTGTCGCAGGGAATGGGATCGGACGGCGTGATCCTGGAGCTACAGGAGGATCCTCCGTCGGATCTTCTCCCGGAAGCGGCCCGATATTCGGTCCGGCGGCTGCAACTCGAACTCTCCCATCATTCCCGCGAAGCGCGCCCCCGCCTTGATAGTCTCCCTTTCCCGATGGCGCCGTCAAGTCTCCCGATTGATATTGGCTCGCCCAATCCGTGAGACTCTGCTTCTCGCCCGGAGGTGATATTCCTCTCGACACCATATGTTGCCGAATAGCATCCGGATCACCACTCATCATGGTTAAGCCGAAGGCTGGATCACTCCTCCATGACTCTGGAAGGTTCTGCCAGTCATCATCATCGCCTGCCATCGATCGCCTCCTAGGCTGCGAATAACGGCGAGAGCCCGGCTAGTCCTTTGCTTCCAAGCAAGCCCGCTGTGATAGCGCCGCCTCCCATCAGCATCTGCCCGAGACTAGTGCCGGGCATCGTTCCGGTAGTCGCTGTAGTCCCTCCGGGAACAGCGCCGGCTCCTCCCATTAGCTCGCTCGCCATTAATCCAGGCTCGAGTTGGGGGAACATCGTCCTCTGAATTTGCTCATTTATCATAGCTTGATTCTGAGCTTGTTGCACATCGCCGACAGCGCTAGTTGTTGCCGCTGGAATTGTTTGCGCACCAGCAATCGACGGAGCCAGTGAAAGACCTTGCACCATCGCATTCAGACCGGAAAGATATCCCTGATTTGCAATATTCGAAGTCGTCGCCCCGATGGCTTGCTGTTCGCCTCTGCCAGCGATACCTTCGGCAATTCCCTGCTCGGAGCCGCCTTCCTGCCCGGTCGCCACCGCCGACTGACGGATCTGCGGAATGATATTTTCGGAATAAGTCTGCTGAATCGGCTGGACAGCCGATTGTATCCATGACTGCAACGCCGGGTTCGAACTCGGGCTCAGGGCTTGCCCCGAAGTCATAAAGTTCTCCCCTCCGGCGGCGGATCCAACAATTCCAGCTTGCGGCCCTCCTGCGCCGCCAGCTTGAAGTGCCATATTCTGTCCAGTCGTCTGTGGTCCGGTGAAGCCCGCCGTCATCGGGAAGCTAGGCAGTGTCGGCGGGTTCGCCGCCATTTGCTGATAGAACGGCATAGCCATTCCCATCAGTTGTTGGGCCTGCGGCGACGGCGTGGACGTAGTTGTCTGACTATAGGGCTGCGATGATCCTCCACCCATTAGTGGCTCCTTTTTCTCTCAATGTCTCTCCACACGGTACACCATCCTTCATTCATTCCGGGAAGATATCTCCGCAACTTTCGGAACCATCCCGGCCGACCATTTAGCTCAATCCGCGTAGCGCCGACGAACCTCGCCATTTCCTCAAGCTTATCGTTCGCAAGGACAAGGAACTTATCCAATTCGCATCCATATCCCCAGAAGCACCTGATGACTTTAATCTTCGGATACTGTATCACTTGCGTGAAGAACACAACTTTAATGGCTCCATCCGAAAGCACGAATACCTGGATATTCCCAGACTGCACTCCAGCGAAGAGCCATTCTTCAGTATAATAGTCATAAAAATCGGTACTCTTTAATGAAGGATGAATATCCTCCAACCAATAATGTGTGAACTGCTCCCAATCGAGCAGATACATCGCCTCGGGAGCTATAGATTGAAGCATCACGCACCTTCGATCACAACCCAATTCGTTCCATCGGACGACATCCGCACCCAAGCATTCCGGCCTGCGGCAGGGATGATTAGTGTTCCGGGGACAGTCCCCTGTAAAGGGATAACATTCGCCGACGCGCTGCTTACTGTGACATTTTGAAGTGATTTGACGACCAACTGACGCCCCGGCCTCTGCGCAGGCGGCTGCAATGTGATCGTCACCGGCACTGCCGAATTGACAACCACAACGTCATCACTCGGTACGATGGAATAAGTCGTCCCCGTAACAGTAACCGGAGGGCTCGTCAGAGGCAGCATCGGAACCCACAAGCCATACGCGAATACATACGGTCCCTTCCCATGGCCCGTCGGATTCCAATTGGTGCCATCGGCGTATACAATCATTCCCTCGCGAGGTTTCGGCGGGGGCGCATTGATCGGACGAAGCTCTACCGCCGTTTTATCCAACATCGATATAGCAAGAGCATGGATCTCCCGGTTCACCCAATGAGACAGCGTATCTGCATCGCTCCCCGCAGGGAATTGCGGCGGCCGTGACGGATCGTAATCTGGCTTATTCGCCTGCGGCATCAGTATACTCCAAGCGGCGAAAGATCGATCTTATACCCATCGAGGCGAAAATCGTTCGCGGCAGAAAATTCAATCGCTATACTCGCCCCAGAGCCGAGCGTTCCATCCACAAACCGCTGTGTGATCGGATTGAAGGATTGTGCACCATTCCATCGAACCATCCCACCGATGGTGTCCTGATAACCAATTCGCACGTTGACCGGCCCGATAAAGGCTTTCGGCCATACGCGGTTCACCTGCTTCCGCCGTCGATAATCCACGATCCACTCGCCCGTCCGCTTCTTTCCGACAATCGAAAGGTTCGACCTTTGCAGTGTCCCGGTGAACTGCACGCCGTCGCGAAGCGACCCGCTATCGAGCAGATGGATCTTGCTCGTGGTGGGATTACCAACGATGGTCCGTCTCCTCTGCGATACAGCCCAAGGAGCCACATCCGTCGACCAAGGAATCGTCGCTTGCGCCCACGTTCCGCCGGAGACAACCGAGGTCTGTCCGACGGACGAACATTGAAAATCGATATCAGCCTCGGTGAACCGATCGTGCTTCCAGTTATAGATGAGGGCTCTATTCGGCTCCGAAGCCCCAATTGAAGGATAGCAGAACCAGCACTCATCGTACAACGGATTATTCATCATGAAGCTATTAGCGTAATTCGTCGTATCGATCTGATTGAACAGATAACGCTTGAATCTCTTGTCGAGCAGCGGATTCGCCGTGTTTCCATTATGGATTAGCATATCATCTTGCGACACGAACACATGCTGTTGTCCGCTTCCGGTCATACAAACGGCTCTTGTACACAAGAGCCCAACAGTGTCCAAAAATGGCTCGAAAGTGAATATAAACCGCCCTCCGATGAACCTCAGCCGCCACACGGCGGCCTCTTTATACACATAGAAATTCCCCTGAAGGCCCATTCCATCCAGAATGATGCCGCTATCCGTATCGGGAAGATCGTTCTCCCCCGCATCGTTCGTCGGATCGGTCACATCCCACGTCGGGGGCACAGCGCCGGGCGGACCTTCGGTCGACCATAGCACCCGATGCGGAAGGCTCGAAGGATTCGCGGCGGGATTCGTAATATTTAGAGCAATCAAATAAGGACCGAAAGCTCGGATTACTCGGGCTAAATATCCTGACGGCCACGCCGTCAGGTTCGCCATCTTCAGGCCACTGGAGTATGCTCCGAACCACATCTGCGGCGGATCATTTCCAGTATTAATGATTGGAATCCCCCCAAACACCGTTCCATTTAAACTCTTCGAATCATTCGCATGATATCCGCCGGGAGTCAACGAAATATTGGCGTTTGCCGCGCCGTCCCACACAAACATATCGGTGAGACTCGCCCAAAGCCACCAAGGTTGCGCCACACTCGAAACATACATCAAGAAATAAGGTGACGCCGGAAGCCCTACTTGTAGAGATTCCGTAACATAGTTATTGTTTCCGCTCTCATCGACATATAAGTCGAGAGCGTTCTCGGCAGCATAGTTACCACCGACAGTGCTAGAATTAAAAATAGGAGACCATCCGAACAGGCGGCGCATGCCATTATCAAGCACCCGCATATTATTACCAACAGTCCACGCCTCCGGCGGGAGCTGATAAGCCGGCTCATCTTGAACGACCCCGATCGAGGCGAGATCATTTACATCAATAGGGGCTATCGGCATTTAGCGGCTCGAGTGGTTTCAATGGTTCGACGAGAGCTTCGACCGATTTCAACGGCGTGTCGAGATCGGAGTGCTTATCTGGACACGACACCGAGCGTTCCAACAAGATGCTATGGATAGTCTTGCTATTTTCTAACACTTGATGCATCATTGTCTCGCGGAATTTCCCCGCTTCGCGCTGAGCATAGAAGAAGAACAGCAGCAACCCGAAGATGAGAACCATCATTCCGAGCTGCGTCGGATTACCGCTAAGAGCGTTAATCAAGCTCCGGGTGGTGCTGCCTACTTCTTCTACCGGTCCTGTCATTTACGCGAACCTCCATTGCACCTTTCCTTTACCGGAGATTCCTACCTCATCCGCAATAGGTGGCGTCAGATCGATGGCGGCGTCATTCGACGGGACTTGCCCATTTTCAGCTTCATCTCCATCTTGGTACTGCTGCTCGACCATCGGCCTATCGCCGCGGAGTACGTAGCCATCATCATCGAGATTCCAAGGGCCGAGGTCAACAATATCGGTGGTAACTTCGCCCGCGGGACCACGGACAACAACACGAGGGCGCGTCCCCTTCCATTTGTACGGAAGAGCAACTCCCCTGGTGTTATCATTGATATAATCGATGTCTGGATAGGCACTATCTTGCGCATCAGATCCACCGCCGAACTCTGTCGCCGTGATGCCCGTGCGCCATTCTTCCTCAGCTTCTGGAACATTCCCATCGACCCGGATATACGACGCTGATGCCCATCCATACACCGCAACTCCTGCCATGTGGTCATCGCCGAACTTTAGCTGATACCACTCCGTGTCTCCATTCATAGCGGAGGCTACGACAGTCACTAGGTCATTATTGTCAGCCCTCCCAATAACGGGTGAGCTTCCCGAGCTGGAAGCTCTGATATTCAGCTGATCTCCCGATGCCACCCCATGCACAGTCCCCATAACAGGCTCCGAAGGAGGAGGCTCCTCGGGTCGATCAGGCCGATCAGGAGGAGGAGGCTGAGCCGGATAGCTCTCTCCGCTGAGACTCTCGGCGATTGCGACACAGACATCATTGAACGTCTGCTGATAGCAATCGGCATCCGCGCGGGAATCGACGAAGCACGTTTCAATCAGAACCGCGGGTTCCCTCGTATTGTTCAAGAAATACAGATCGCTCCGATACTTCGGTCCTCGATTGATGAAGGTTCCTGCCTCGGAGATCTCCGCCGACACCTTCCTCGCTAACGATTCTTGTGTGACATACAAGCATTCCGTCCCCATCGGATTGCTAGTCGTCTGATAGGCGTTAAAGTGTACAGACACATCGAGATCACGTGACTGTGCATTATGATAATTAACGATTGTCGAGAGGTTTTGGTTCTGAGAAGTCGAAGTATTATCATGAAAAGTCTTTACCGTCACTCCCATAACTCGGAGATCGGCCGCCACCTGCTCGACAACCCTCCGGGCTTCATCGACCTCATCCAGATAGCCGGAAGCCCCACGGACATACTTGCCATGTCCAGAACTAATCACGATCTTCATGTTAACTCCCGATAGGCTTCACATTCGGCCCTACCTGGCGCATCGGGTCCATCTTGCCCGGAGCCGGATCATGCTTCGGAGGGCGTTCGCCCTTAGCATTGAGGTGGCTACCAGAGTCCGGAGCTTTCCGCTCAGCTATCGTCCATCCCGGCGGCTTCTTCGAGCCCAATTCGTGCCAATGGCGAAATCCGCTATCAGCATTGGAATTGTTCGCGTCGCCCGGAGGCATCCCGCCACTCCCACCACCCGCGGTCCGCTCTTCTCCCCCCCTCGTCCCGCTGATGCCTATACCATGCTCTTTCGCCGCCATCACGATTCTCCTCTTTCTCGTTCTCTTCGCTCTTCTTTCCGACTTTCTTTCCGTTCGTGTCCGACGCTTTCCTCCGTGGGGCGAGCCGTATCGCCAGCCTTTCCAGAAGAGGGCTTTCGACCATCAACCTGTGTACCGAACGTACCATCGCCCTCAGCTTCCCACGGCTTTTTGAAGTTCTTTTCGTCATTCGCATTTTCTTTCACTAGGGCATCCCAATCGACGGGCGGCTCTTTTCCTTGCATTCCGCCCATGTCTTTCGCCCTCTTCTCGGCGATATTCTTCGCCGAAACATTCAGCCAGTGACTGTACTTCGGATCCTGATTGTAAGCCATCTTTCACTCCACGACTAAAAGAAAGTTCTTCACGATCGTCGGTTGGACCACCGGAGTTAAGGTCTGTGCCACGTTCCCATTCAGATAGATATGTCCACTGAGGGTCGTTGTGACACTGATATTCGGTAAAGCTGCCTCATAGAGACTCCCCGTCCCTCCAAACTGCGTCCCACCCGCGCCAAAGCCCATAATGAACGGCGGCGAACCAGGATGATTTACCGCAACCGAGCTGCTCGCCGTAGGCCCGATAGGATCTAACATCATATCGACATTCGGCAACTGACTCCTCGAAAGTGTTCCCCCTTGGTTGCCGCCAACGTCCCCATTGATCGTCGAATCTACCCCCGATATTGCATTCGTAAGCCTTCCCGGTGAGGCCCCACCCATCGATGAACCGCAAGCGACATATTCTCTTCGATCAAACGTGTTTCCTGTGCCGAGCACAGCGAAGTAATCCGGATAGTTCGTCGCGGCGTTAACTAAGACTTGGCCGTTAGGCCACTCGAAGCCTGTCGGGAGTGTAGCTCCGTCATACTCGAGAACACTCCCAACAGGGGCTGCACCTGCCCTCGTGCAAAAGAATCCCGTTCCGGTCCAGATAACGCGCGTCGGGATTCCCGGTATACATCGCCGAGTCGCCGAGAGGTTCGATATTCCTCCACTTGTCAGCACACCCGTCGTGGGCTGAATGAGCAGAGGGTTCTGCCCTGAATTCGTCTTGATAATCTGCACCTCCCAACCGCTATCGGCTGAACCGAGGTTCGGCAGGAGGAAAGTAGCGATGCCTGAAGTTGTATCAATAAGGAATGTAGTAAAAGCGTCCGATTGGAGGATCGTATAATTCGAGGTCTTCGCCGCGATGCGCTGTACGCCGACCGTGCGGTTCCCTCCAGGGAATGTATTCAGAAGGGCCTTTTTAATATTCCGAATGTGCGCCGCACCCTGTGCTTCGAGGTCGGCATCTGCAGGATTCGACGCATTCAAATCGGCGATGAAATTGACGCTTTCGAGGGGCATTACAACCTCCGACCCATCGCGAAGGCGCGACCTGCTCGCTCGCGTTCAACTTCGACAGCAACTGCGGTCCGCATAGAAGACTGCTCAAGACCTGAGAAATATTGGATGGCTTCGTTATCTCGAAGGTCGGTTGCGACCAACATGCCAGCCTTCGCAATCAGCAACCAAGGATCGAAAGTCAGCCATTGATTCGTCGTATTCCCCCCAAGCAGGGAAGTGTCATGCGCATAGTAATCCCACAGCATATTGTAAACAATATCAGGGCCTGGATAGATTCGAACAGTGTTCTCCCTCAACACATAAACCATCGGGGCGCCCGGAGTGAACTGTGTATCTTCGACAACGATGATCTCAATGTTTTCGTTCCAGCGGGATATTCTCCTTCCGAAGAAATAATTCTCCGCCGGCATGAGATCCATCTTTTCCATGAATAACGTGGGGCCTGGAACATGGATTTGAAAGCGAAGATTCCCATCATGGTAGTCAGTCTCTCGGATGAACCCGGCGGGGAGCGGATACTCTTGTGGTGTCGCCACGGGAGGACTTGCTGGCGTCACAACAAAGGGAGTATTCTCCTTTATCAGGAACCAAGGGAGCTTCGCTCCCCGCTCGAGTTCATCCTGAGTATCTTGAAGCGCCGTCTGAATGAGGGCTGTAATGTCGGTCCGGAAACCGACCTTATTAGCGATCTTCGAAACGGCGCCGTCGCGGTCCATTCACCGTCTCCGACGGCTATGTGGAGGTTCTTCCTCAGCTGCGTGCTTCTCAGGAGGTGGCGGCTTCGCCACCTCGATCAAGCTTGTAACGGCATCGATCAGAAGTTCGTAGAAATACGCCTGGACATACGGGTGCATTTCCCGAGATCTATCGATATACGCGGCGATCGCATTAAACTCGGCGATGTAATCGTCGGGTGAATGCCGTGATGCGGGGGCATCCTTCTTGGAAGCTGCCCACGCCTCGGCGCGTGCGATGAGTTGCTCTTCGGTTTCCATTTTATTTCTTTCGATTGTTCCATTCCTTTACGAGAGGGTGACTTTGCCCGGGGTACTTTCCAGCTCTCCCTCTGTGTTCTCGACCATGTTCAGCTCGTGTACACAGTTTGAGATTCTCACGGAGATTATTCAAGCCATCACCATCGATATGATGGATGCATCTGTCAGTAACATCCCATCCCATTCGTTTGGCGATCGCTCGATGTAGGAAATCACGTCCGCTCGTAACGTGGAAAGTATTCACGCTCCACCGCATGTGCCAACGAAGGACTGCTAAGTCGACATCCTCCGGAGACACCAAAGTCCAGAAGCCATTCGACAAGTATATTCGGTCTAGTGGCATAGAACACCTTCCACAGTTTTGTGCGCGCTGAATGTTAGGTTCAGCACGCACTGTTCGCACGCCCCTATCCCATCCTCCACACACCACCGACCACTGTCGCTATCGCGACGGCGTTCTGCGCGACCGTCGCCGTCCCAACAATGGCAGGATCACCAGTAGCAGGAGCGAGCGTCGCCGTGAACGCCCCCGAGGCCACATTGTAGAACTTGATCGACCTCCCCTCCATTCGCTGCCCTGTGTTCCCGGCGGCTACCGTAATCGGCGGTAGCGTCACGGTACCCGACGCCGAGGGATTCAACATGATGATTCCCGGCGTCGGCTTCGTAATGGGCATCGTAAACCCAGTCGCACCGAACGACAGCGTCGCCGGTTGCGTAGAGTTCGATGTCATATTCGTCGCATCGATGATATTTGCCTGTTCGACGTTCGATCGCATGGATCCCTCCTTACGTCGCAGATAGATTACCGAGCCAAGCACATGTGAGACCTCCACGGTCAACCATGAGCGAGCACTCGGTTTGGATGAATCCACGACGGACATCCTCATCTTTCAGTTGCACGTCGTCCTTCACGAGGGTGTCGCGACCTTTCATCGCGACATACTTAAAGCTGGCGAAGTCAATCACTACGCCACTCTTTTGGTAGATAGGCTCGAGAGAGAACAAGGGATGACTCCGAAGCAAGATCCGCCCACGAGGCATGATCATCTCCACGAAATCCATCCCGAAGATCTTGATCTGATGCTCCCATGTAACACGAATATTAGTAGAGTTCTTCAAGATCTTGTTCAGCTCGACGATGGCTTTGTTCCCGAAGAAGCCAATCCTCGTGTCGCCACCTTCCGTGTCGAAGTTGAACACTGGCTCGATAGCATCGAGGAATTGCTCAACCGTCCACGGTCCCGGCGCGGGAACACTTATATTCGTCGCCGGAAGGAAATTCCTTATTCCTCCCATCGTGCGGAGCGGTTTACCGTTCTGGCCGACAGTCTCACTCGGCCTTCCGAACAGGATCGACATCTCGACCGCACGGGCATGGTCGAACATTTTGCGCTTCTTGTCATTCGACCAAGCATTACCAGTACGGGCGAAAGTTTCGGTAACCGTTCCGGTCAGCTCGTAAGTATCCTTGAAGATCTGCGTATAGTTGGTATACTTTATCGGATTCCTTGCGACAGCGGGCGGAGCCCCCGTGCCTTCCGGAAATGCCGAACCAATCAGGAGCAGACCAGTCACATCGGCGATAGTACCTGGAGTAGTCCCACCAATTCCACGCGTGACGGTGAACTGCGTATCACTTAGGACCGTTTGCACCTGCACGGCTTCGTTCGTGAACGTCACCGCGTCAGCGGCGCCCTCCACTAATAGCACATCTCCTTGCTTAAGATGGGTAGCCGTACTCCAAAGGGCCGACGGCGTGCTTGTCGTCGGATCCGCCGACGCTATAGTGAAGGTGGTATCTGTCGGGGCGAGGGTTCCGCCCCCCAGCGCCGTTACACCTCTCCACAGTGTATTCGGTTCACTCCACCAGAAGAACTGCGGGTCAGTAACGGTCTTCTTTCCAGCTTTACCCGTGAGGGCAAAGATGGGCGCGGTTCCATTCGGATTGTAGAACAGGATGCTCTCCCGAAAGTCTTTCGGTCGCTCATCAGTTCCCCAATCGCCGGTTCCGCGGAGTCCAGCGACTCCACTCATTTAGGGGCTCCTATTCGTCGAAAGTCATCCCGAGTCCATCCCAGGCATTGTTTTCGACCGGTACGGTTGATGTTGTACGCCCTCCAGCCGCAGGAGCGAATGGCGCAGGGCGCCGTGCTGGCGCGCTAGTGCGCGCCGGTGTTGCAGGTTTACCGGCACCTTGCAGTCCATGCTTTGCCGACACCGCAGACCCAGCAAATTTTATAGCCTCTTGGAGGGAACCTTTCGGATTCATGCTCCAATAGGCCCTCGCGAATCCAAGCACATCGCTCGCATGTTTCGCTTTATCGATGCCGGGCCAAGCGGAGTAGAAAGCATCCTCCGCTTCGGTATCCTTCCTCGATTCAGCAATATGCGAGGTAATCATGCTCGGAATCTGCTGGTTCATATAGTGCATAGCTGATGTGTAAGCGTCGAAATACACACGAGCGGCCATTTTCGATACCGCTCCGACTGCATTAGTCTCCAGTTCTTCCTGCTCCGCCGGGGTCATCGCGAAGCGCTTGCTGGCTAACTCGCCAACGATCGCATCACGATTCTGCATCACCATTTGCAGAAGCTCAGGAGCTGAAGGCACACGCGACGGACCGGTTCCTTCAGCAGCGGGCTGCTGACTCTGCGCCTGCGCCGCAGGTTGCTGAGCCGGCTTCGCCGTTGGCGGAGGGGGCTGAGCTGGCTGCTGCGGAGCTGGCGGCTGAGCCGCAGGTTGCGGTTCCGGCGGCTGGGCCGGCTCCGCAATCTCGGGAATCTCGACCTCGTCGAGATCGGAAGCAAACATTACGTCGTCGGAGAGCGAAAAGGGCGCGCTCGTATCGGCTGCGCCTTCGCTAACTCCTCCGGGCTCAGGAGAAGGTGGGGCTCCGGTGGACGGCGCGCCACCCTCCGGCGGTGCAGCAGGACCGGAATCGCCGCCGCCACCACCTACGGCTTCGCCCCCTGTATCCACCGACAGAAGTGCGAGCCGATGAGGAAACTCTTCAAATGGGTACATCATCATGGTTACTTTCGATTTTGATCACGATATGCCAGAGTATGCTCGCGTCGCTCGTTTTTCATTTTAAGGAGCCTTAATTTCGCTTCCCTTCGCGGAGTCTCATGAATCCACCTGTGCGTAGACGGTGAGCACACCAAGAGATTTTGTCGCTCATTATTCAAAGAATCCCCATCGATATGATGAACACTTTTTCCTTTGATGTCATATCCCATCAACGTGGCGACCACTCGATGCAAAGCCCCAAGATTCCAATTCTTAACATACCACTTATGCTTCCATTTAACAACACTCCAACGAAGCGTGCACAATCCGATATCTTCCCGAGACACTCTCGTACATCTTCCATCAGGAAGTGTAAATTGATAGATAGCCATATCTCACTCCCTAAGGGCCTCGTCCTGTTCATTCGCGGGGATTCTCTGTAGGATGTCCTCAGCGTTCGCCACCATAGCCCTAGGAATATCTAGTGCCAATCGAAGTCCCATAAGCGCGCCCTTTTTCTCGGCTATTATCTCCTGATAATCCTCCCTCGAAAGGCCGCTGGCTTCGCCAGCTCTTGCGACAGTATAGGGCCGAAGAATTTCCGCTTCCATCTCTTTTATTCGCTGTTTTAGCACCTTTTCGACATGGTTCCAGCCTTCGGTCGCGAGCGCAAATCGGACTTCGGTCCCCACCTTTAAATCAATCCGATCCTGGCGATCGATCGCCATCTCACATCCCCATCATCGGCATATTCTCGAAGACACTTCCCACGCTCATTGGAGTATACTGTCCGAACACGACGCCCTGCCTTCCAGGGCCGCCCGTTAGATTAACTGTCGAGGTGGAAGAATCAACGACGCCGCCACCTCCGCCCCCATACAATCCGCCGGAAGGGCCAATATTGGTTCCTCCAGCGGTTATCGTGCCACCACCGCCTCCCCCACCCGAGCCTGTAGCGCCGTCGCCGAATTCCGTCCCATTTCCTCCTGTACCTGCACCGCTGGCTAGCCCTCCAGCGCCGCCCGTTCCGCCATCGCCGGCTCCGCCAGCTGTCCGGCCCGACCCGGTGGTTCCTGCGACGCCGGCAGCGGTCCGTCCACCGGCACCACCAGCTCCCGTTCTACCTAGGGAGCCAGATACTGTATTTCCGCCGTTCCCCCCATTGTTGCCTGTACCCACGCCAGCCGTCGCCACACCACCGGCTCCGCCCGACGTAGTTGGAGTCCCAAAATTGCCGTTGCCTCCCCCACCTCCACTCGATCCCACAAATGAGGAAGTAAGTGTCGTCGCTCCAAACCAGCAATTGGCTCCTAGACTCCCGGGGGCTATCGCATTGGGCGTCGTAATATTTCCCCCGGCTCCTCCTGCGGGGACATTATACGTGATGACTCCCGAAAGCAGTCGATTTGTAATCTGATTGGATGCACCACCACCGGCCCCAGTGACGGCAGCCGCAGACCCAGAGTTATTTACGGCTGCCCCTCCACCGCCAGCTCCGACCGTTAGCCAGAAGCTTCCACTTGCGGAATAATCTGCCGGAGTAGTGAACGATTGATTGCCCGAGCCGGCTCCGCCCGACAGCACGACATTCGTTAAGACATACCAGGTGACAGGATATTCGAGCGGGAAGTATTCTGGGTTAGAGAGTCTCCACAGGGGCGGCTCGATATTCAATGACCCACTGACCGCAGCCAGCAGAAAGGCATCCGCATCGTCCCGATCGAGGAACTTCCCTTTCCATACCGGATGACCATCATTCAGCCGAGCGGTTATTGTCCAATAGAATTTGTCCTCCGGCCCATAAGTGTGCCGCCTCTGTGAAGGACTCCAATCGCACTTCGGTATGGGCAGCAGAATTCTCACTGTAGCGCCCTTATTGAGTAGGTGCTGACGGCATTTATCCGGCGGATAGATATAATGAAGCGGCTTCCAGAGGTTGCAGTAAGGGCGTCGCCCGTATTCGCGCCAAAAGTAAATCCGCTGAACAGAGGAATCACGGCGCTCGCACCATTCGTCATTAGTATATCGATGGCGCAATCCGCCGTAGGCGCGCCGATCGTATGGCTTCCATTGTTCGTATAGAATTGATAATTTCCACTCGCGGGTGCAGGCGTGAACGTTCCAGTCGTTATAGTTCCTCCATTGGCTGGAGTAAACGTATAGCCAACCGACATAGTGGTTGTAACATTGTTCCGTACGACATTTGCAGCGAGCGCCACGACGCCTGCGGCGCTTAGTGTCGCATCGCCCGAGAGCGCCGTCCACGCCGGGGCGGCTGTCGTGCCTTGCGATATCGAGAGAGTTCCTGTCGCGCCGAGTGCCTGCGGCGTAAACACGCCGCTCCCATTCGAATAGAAGCTCTGCCAGTTACCGGGGGCTTGCAGAGTCGATAGGTTCCCTCCGATCACCGTGGCGACCTGTGTTCCTGTCAGATCAATAGGAGCGGCGACACCACCAGTGTTATTCCCCTTAATGGTGCCAGCGCCCATCGTGGCGAGCTTCGCATTCGTGACAGCTCCACCACCGATAGTAAAGGAGAGATTTCCCGTAGCATATGCAGCCGTCAAATCTCCGGCGACAGCCGCCGTGACTGGATCGGCAGACGCTTGTCCAACCAATAGCTGATTAGCTCCGAGTACAATCGCAGAAGCAACCGATGTAGCGGTATTCGTGACGGCTACGCCATGGGCGACACCGCCGGTTATTCCGGTGCCCGACGCGGCGGGAACCACCCACTGACCGAGGGCATTCAGAAAGAACGTCGCCCCCGAATTATTGCTTCCAGGCACGACACCTTGCGCCGTCGTGCTCGTGGAAAATGGAGAGAGCAATCCTGTAACCGTCGCGGGCGTCGCCGCGATCGGATCGGCGCCTGTGGCACCAACCAAGAAATTGTTCACTGGAAGGACAATATTCGAAGCAATCGTTGTGGCAGAGTTCGTAATGGCTACACCATGAATCGTGCCGCCCGTGATGCCGCTCGCACCCGGGGGCGGAACTGCCCACGTTCCGTCGGCTCGAAGGAAGTTCGTCGTCAGCGCGCCGCTCACAGGGGCTGCGGATGGTGCGACTCCTTGCGCCGACGTACTGAACAAGCTGAGTCCTGTAGTTATCGAAGCTATCGTCGACGCTACCGGATCGGCACCTGCGGCGCCAACCAGAAGCTGATTCGCTCCAAGGACAATGCTCGACCCAATAGAACCTGAACCACTCGCAATGGCTACGCCATGTATTGTGCCGCCCGATATCGACCCTACAGGAGGAGCAACCCACTGACCATCCGCGCGGAGGAATGTCGTAGCGGGTCCGCTCACATAGCCCGAAGAAGGAACGAGACCCTGAAGTGCGCCGGTGAACTGATTCAGTGCTGCGGTAAGTTGCGTCACCGTTTGCGCAACAGGATCGGCTCCAGTCACACCAACCAGATGCTGACCCGTAGTGAGGACGACGGAACTTCCGATCGCTGACGCACCACTCGTAATGGCGATACCATGCGCGGTGCCGCCCGATATCGCCCCCGGACTCACCCATTGACCGTCGCCGCGAAGGAACACCGACGACGCCGTAGCCGACGGAGAAGGCGGAACAATTCCCGAAACAGATGTCGAGAACTGTGCCAGCGCCGCCGTAAGCTGCGCGGGCGAGAATAGAACGTCAGTCGTTCCCCCATGCACACCGAGGATCGAGTCGCCCGAGACAGCATTCGCTCCCGAGGGCGTGATAGAGGAAAACTTAACGTTAGCCATTTTTAGACTCTCGGTGCGCCATTTCCTTTATTAGCTTCCTCCGGCGGCGGCGCCGGAGCGACCGCTCCGCGCTGCGCCTGCACCTGTTGCGACAGTTCAACCAAAAGGGGCGCAACCACTCGATAAGGCGCATTACCGAGACACTCGACTATCAGATTGAACTGCTGTTCGTTCAATTGCAAATGAATCATGACGAGGTCGCTCCCATTGTCGGTTCAAACGGAGGCGGCAAACCACTCACCGCATCCTGCATTGCTTTCACTTCGCGATCCCTCCGCACATTAGCCATCGTGCCATTCGCGAGACCGGTGGCATACTTTTGGAAGGTCTCGAGATCCGTCATGTCTCTCATAGGACTAGAGGGATCGTTCGGATCTTCGTGCACCTGACCATAGGTTGTGCGGTAAGCATCGAAGAAGTACGGCATCTCCGTGTCGGGAACATCCATATCGACGGTGTTAATCTGATCGGCACCGCCGTCGAAGGTTCCGTGTAGCGTATACGAGAATCGAGCCATGGATAGTTCTCCTTTATGCGAGGGCGACTGATTGCAGTGTTCCTGCATTATTATAATAGAGCTTCGTCGTGTTTCCGCTAGTATCGCGAATCAATGCCCAAGTGCCAACGGGAATGTCTGCTGCGACGGGGGCACCAGCCTTAGTACCTGCGGTAAGGACCAACGTGCGGAGCACACCGGTTCCCGCCGCTTGCGCTCCGATCGTCAGGGTGTTGGCTGTCGTCGTCCAATCTATCACGCCGCGTTCGTAATTCGAAAGGTCGGTGAAGGTATTGTAGACGCGGAAGGTTTGCGCACCAGTCGTGATACGTTGACCGATGATACCCGCAGCATCGCGACATAACCGGATATCTACGTTAGACATACTACTAAATGGACTATCAGCATTGTACCAACCAATAAAGCCGCTTGCCGTTGTAAATGCACCTGTGTTACCCGGAGCAGCATTCACCGACAAACCCAGCGGATTGAACCCTCCCGTAGCTCCAAAATTCACAATTCCGTTGTTCGCTGCATCAAAATAAAGCCCACCTCCCTCAATCACCCTAAAATTACTCGTCCCTCCTATTTGCAAATCGATCAAGTTCGACCCAGAAGCGCCAGAAGTACTCGCGGTGTTGGTAAAATTCGCACGGATGCCGGTAAAACTTACATCATCGCCGTTCCACGTTTGGCTCAAATCGAGTAGGGGAGCACTTGCGGTGACGGTCGCACCAGTTCCGATCAGAGGCAGACCACCGCCGCCTGCGACAGGCCACTGGGCTTTCTTTATCGCCGCTCCAGCCACATCCCAAAGGATAACCTCATCAGTACCGGCGACAGGTGAGGCTTTCAGCGTGAGACCATCGATAGTAAAATCTGTTGGAGCAGCGGCGGAGCTGCTAACATTCCCCTTGAGAGTCCACGCCGCCATGTTCGACTGCTTAGCATTGGTCACAGCACCAGCACTGATAGTGAAGGCACCCGCACTATTTGTCAGATCTCCACTTACGGCTGCTGCGACAGGATCGGCGCTTGCAGCGCCGATCAGTAGCTGATTCGCCCCGAGGACGACATTGCTTGCAACGGAAGTCGCGGTATTAGTGATTGCGACGCCATGTGCGACACCTCCAGTAATACCTCCGCCCCCACCGGGAGGTGCGGCCCATGTTCCGTCCGCGCGGAGGAAATTAGTTGTTCCCCCGCCGGAGGCGGGGGCTTCGCCCTGCGTCGTGGAACTGAACAGAGCCATTCCGGCTTGTATCTGTGCAAGGCTGAACAACAGATCCGTCGTCCCAGCATGAACGCCGACGAATCTGTCCGCCGCCGCAGCGTTCGCTCCCGAAGCGGCTATCGCCGAAAGCTTCGTTCCAGTCACAACGAGAGGAGTAACCTCATCCTTCGGATGCTTAGCCATAGCTATGTCTCCGATATATAATTGTTGGCTGCGGCTTCGTCGATGTAATTGTTCAGGGCGGCTTCATCGATATAGTTGTAGGTTCCAGTACCGCTTCCGCTGCCGAGGATGGCAGCTCTCGTAAAGCTCGCATGCTCGCTGAATTTGCCGAAGGATCCGAAGAACCCGAGGATGATAGGGATATATTCTTTCATCAAGTCCCTCCAAGGCTAGCTTCGCTCGACGGCGGCATGTCGACTCCAGTGTTAGCCTTCGCCTCGCCAGGGCGAGGCGCCGTAGGCGCTTGCGGGGATCCGGAGTTGGGACGAATGGGAACGATGTTCCCAAGATCTGCTTGCTGTGCAAGCGCCTGCGGGCTCTGCACCTGAAGCTTGAAACGATTAATGTTGCGGATACCGCCGAGCTGTGCGACATACGCAAAGATCTTTGCTAAGTCGAACTGCATCATCAGGGGAGGGATCTGCCGCATCTGACCGAGCAACTGTTGCCAGAGATTCGCCATGGCCATGCGATCGATAGGGAGTGTGCCATCGACAGGAGTGTAGTCGAAAAAGCCAGCAATCTTCTCCGGTGTTACCTCGATAAATCCCTCCCCCGCTTGCTGGATGAGATCACCTACAATTCGGAGTTTGTGCTGTCCGTCGTACCACTGCTGCGATTGCTGGACAAGCTTTTGGGCGTGAGGAGACATTCCCATCGCTGAGAGATATTCGGCGACTGTCTTCTGACGATTAACTCCGAAACCAGCCGAAGTTCGTACCTCGGTCGCCGTGCGACGGCCCGATTGAGCCAATGACCCAAACATCTGTTCGCTGATTCCACTGATCTTTTCTCCAAAGTCGAGCATTTGCACGACATCTTGCATATGCGCTTTCGTCACGTCCATGACTGGAACTTGGTGGAAGAATGTCTTAATATCCTGACCATATGCTTCCGGGCGCATACGATAGATAAAACCCGGTCCGCCATCTTCTGCATCTCTAACAACAACCTTCGACGGGTCGATGATGAATTGGTTATTGAGGGCGGCTCGAACGTTATAGAAATGTGTATTGATAAGCCAGTCGAGAGTGTTTTGGATAGGTTCAATGATCTGAGGGAGTCCTCGGGGCCAGAGTCCATGGCCTTCGACCTCTGTGAACATCAAGTCAAAAGGAAACTGTCCATGCATTGCTCCGAGGGGCTGTGCGCCGAAGCACAGCGACAAATCCCCGGTAATGGAGAATACCCATTTCTCCGGATAGTTTGAAGGGCCGAGCCCCCACTCGCTTTGGATCAAGTCGACATACACCTCGTACGCATAGAACGCCTGAGGGTGGCCCTGGTCTTCCGCATCCATAATAAAGCCAGGGATCTCTGGACGGATCAATGCCGAGGCACCTTGATTGATTATTTGCGAAGGGGCAAACTTCGAAGTGATATGCTCGGTGTTCATATAGTAGCCAAGATTGCGCCGCCGGATCATCTCGTTCCAGCCAATGACCTTCCGCCACCATACGAATTCTCCTCTCTGAAATTGATGTGGAGGAAAGCGGGGATCCGTTCCGAAGTCGAACGGAGCGATGTTCCAGACTTTATTCCCTTGATAGCCGGGGATCTGGACGGATTCCTGTACTCGCTTCGACTTACCACTGAGCGGATCAATCTGTTCTTGCACCTGAGAGAATTGAACGATCTCATCTTCCCAGTAAGTCGCTAGAATTCCTACCCCATATTTTATCGCGTCGTACACCCAAATATAATATGGCACCAACATCTTGCCAGCTTCGACTTGATAGGATATCAAAGCCTCAAGCGCCATTACCTGATCTTCGCCCTCACCATGGCGACCAGCGAATTGATGTACAGGAGAGCGAGAAAAGAACACGCTAGTGAGATACGTATGTGCCGCCATTATCATGGCGAACGTGTAAGGGATTTGAATAGTCGTATAACGCGGAGTGCCCCGTTGCCTATCCGCCCGCCGCATAGCGTCCATTTCTTGCTCTGGTATATAGGCAAGTGCAGATTCCTCCGCTCTTTGCCATTGAACAACTTGAATATTTCTCGCCCGCTCCGCGTAACGAATACGCGTCGACAACATCGCGATGATCTTTTGATGCAGCGGCGAGCCTTTCGCAATATTTCTCGTCATGCCTGGCATGACAGTGTTCCTTATAAATCGTCTAAGGTTACCTTACGCCTAGGTTTTGGAGGAGTAATACTTTCATCTTCTCGGCGCTTCTCCCTTTTAAGTAGTTCGGTTAGTAGATCATGCTCTGCTCGATTACTCCTATCCAAACGGAAGAAATACATCCCCACCTCAATCTGTGTTTTTTTGATAATCGAATATGGATAGATCGCTTGAATAAAATCGAAAGCGGTTCGACCGTTTATGTGCCAGCGAAAACTTCGGCGCTGTCCACCACCGGGATCTTGCTCGTAGACGTTGCCACCGAACTTCTCTTTCATCCAATAGATGACGGCGCGATCCGTGTTAACGATATGCACTCTAAAGCATTTACCGTCGTAACCATCTTTCGTATCTTGGATGAAAGCCATCAGACAACCTTCACCATCGAAAAGTCCGGCAGCATAAGCTAAGATCTCGACTGGAAGCAATGCGTAGTCTTCAGTCATCTTCACCTCGGGAGAATAGTATCAAGAAGGCGCATCGGAGGAAGATTGTGCAGAGAGTGTATCATGTTCCGCGGCGTAATGGTTCGATCCTCGATATGTGTCGATCGGGGCATGGCGCTGATTCCGCGAAGCGCGCGACCTATCTGACTCTCATCTGGAATATCCTCCTGCTCCACGGTACGCGCCCTCGCTTCGCGAGCGTTAGCTATTCGCTACGACATACACAATATGTCCTGGAGAAACGAAAAAATATTCGGTGGCTCCGGCGATCATACGGTCATCTGTAGTGGTAGCAACAGTCCCCGGCGGCCCAATAGCGAAGGAGCAAATCGCATCGGAGTGGAGGCGGATGAATCTCGTCGCCGAGTTAAAGGGCGCGCTCGCTCCGCTAGCAATGGTTTGCTTCGTTATCTTCGGACAGACAGGCGCTTGCGCATTACCGCCGAGGCCCATATTGGAATACTCTCCGATATACATTGTCATTCTTCATCTCCCAGCTTCCGCGGCGCTATCGCGCGCCGCAAGCGGCGGTTCTACGGGCACATTCGACTCGCCTCTAGCTTCGGAATGGAATCATCTGAAGAATAATATTCATCACTGCCAAGCTCCATGTAAGGCGACACAAGATCCGACAGAGCCGTTGCGCTCGCATCCAGCACATCATCATGATCGCCACCGTGAAACTCTTCAAACTGTTCAATAAATGACGCATGCTGCTTGCGAACAAACAGGAGCTGCTGCGGCCCGAGCGTGCCAAACACGCTAGTGATTCTGTTATATTTCGACCTCTTATCATCGAATGGTTTGACGACGAAGAATGTCTTCCTCCGCGTCATCTCCTTCTCGAGGTGCCACTTTAGGACTTTCTGATAAGCAACCGTCTCCACAATGATCCGCGCTACTCTCCACTCTTGCGCTAAGGAGAGAGCTGTAGCGACACTCCAACCAGGGTCATGGCCACGATTAGTCCGACAATCAACCAGATAGTAGCCAGAGCTATTCCGACACCAAACAGTATGAGCTTCAAAGTCGAGCCCTTCGAATCGATGCTCACGGAGCCGCTGAACCGAAGGTGGTGGTACTGGGTCGATAGAGAGTACAAATGTTCCTCGGAGAGATCGGGGGTCGGTGTCATAGAATTGTAACCATTCACTTCGGAAGTCTCTAACTTCGGGACTAACAAGCCTGCATTCCATTTCTCGTGCGAAGATGGAGAGCCGATTTTGTGCAATAGCATTCAACTTGTCTTTCCGCAAGTCCTTCGTTGGAAATTGCTCCTCCCATGAGGAGATTTGCTGCTCCACGTCAGGATCGAGAGCTGTCGCTGTCGTCCAGCATGGGTAGACCGCTGTATCCCATGAGGGATCTTTCGCCGCGAGGCCCGATACATCTTTAGAGTGAAGCGGCGTTTGTAGCATGACCATCTTCGCATTAGGGGCCTCGCTTGCTGGCGCAAGAGAATTCTTGACGGCGCCCAAGACGAGCGTCGTTAGCTTTTCCCGCTGATCTTCCGTCGCCGCATTCTCATCCGTTACGATGTCATCCAATACAATAAGATCGGGCCGATAATCATCAAAGTTGATACCGCGAATATTACCCGTAATTCCCACGCCGAGTACCCAGATCGGTCGCTGATCTGTTCCATGATATACTTCAAACTGCGTCTCCTCCCATTTGCGCCCTCGACGCAGATCAAAGACACTAGCAAAGAACGGAAGCCTTCGGCTCCCAGAGCTATCCAGTGTGGGCTCGATCCTTGTCTTCAACCATTGCAGGCTTCGAATCGCATGAGCTTCGCTAGCTCCAATATAGAGGATAGTATACGACAATCCATAAGCTATCCGCTTCGCGGTAAAGAGGCGAAGCCTCGTTGTCTTGCTTCCACCACGAAAAATTCGCAGATTAACAAGTCGCTTTGCAGGATTGTTGAGCCTATCCCACACGTCCCGGCTGTAAGCCGGTGAAGTTTTACGTACCGCATTTGGAAAGAACATTCGGGAGAATAATTCATCGTCCACCGCACAGAGCTTAACTAGCTCGTCGATCGATATCGATGTGGCTTCGCCAGTCATTAAAGGTCGTCCAGCGAGGGGATATCGGAGTCGCGAAGCGACTCCTCGCGAAGCGACTCCGCTTCACGGTTCGCGCTGTCACCTTCGGTGACGGCTGAGCTAGCCGAGTCCATGGTCCCGTTGCCGATCGTTACGACCTTCAACTCGGTGACCGTCTCGAGGGCGAGTTCCGCCTCCTTCTGGCGAATCAGCCTTCGTGCTTCTTCCAAATCGCTCCGCGTCGCAGGTATCACCACCACTTGCGCCCTGTCGGCTTGGATGTTTACCGAAGGTGAGGGGGGCTGGAGCTTCGGACCATACCCCAAGCGCGACAGGGTTTTGTCAGCAAGCGACTCAAGATGGTTCAGTGGTATCGGCTTTGCTTCATCGTTCAGCTGCGACATGATTCGATCAAGCGTCTTGTCGGCTACCGCCGACACCTTCGACACAATATCCAAGCTGATATTGCGAGCGTGTTCTTCCCGCCGCTTTAAGTATCGAGCTTGAAACATATCACTTGTTGTAATCATCGAAATGAACATCGCCGAAGCGTTCAGCTCCTTTCCGATCTGCTTCTTCGTCCATCCGGGATGCTGAATCATCAGATCGATAATGGCGTCATGCCACCACATCCACTTGCCCGGAGTGTAGCGACCGGGCTTCGTGTAGAGATCCATAGGAATCGGTATTGTCATGACGGCGCGATGGTAACTCGAAGAAGGGGGCGCGTAGCGGCCCCCTATTATTGTGCGCTATGAACCTAGGGTTCACGTCGCATAATTCTACCGAAATCGCTCGCGAAGCGAGCTTCATGAATCTTCAAATGTTCCGCCGGCGTACACGCCAGCAAGTTAATCCTCCGATTGTCTAAAGCAATCCCATTTATATGATGAATATATTTAGTTGAAATATCCCAGCCTATTTTGATCGCAATCCTCCGATGCATCATGCCCACTTTCCAATTACGCGCATATGGTCTAAATTGATTAGTCGATCCAAAGTTCACACTCCATTTGTGTATCATCAGATATTCATAATCCTCTTCATCAACAATTGCCCAGTAACCTTTCGTAAGTGGAATCTCTCTCATGATATTCTCTTCGCTTGCGCCCAGCCTAAGCCTAGGCGAAAGTCTAGGCTCCTCCAAGCCCGTACCCATATAACACGCCATGTATTGGTGAAACTCGTTACCCGCCCGAGTTGTAGCAGATAGGAGGCGGATGGCCAGCCGAGGGGGCGTGGGCGGGAGGCCGCTGGCGCGGCCTCCCCCTGGCTCACTGCGCGACTGCGTTGTGTTCCAACTCCCGGACCAAGAAGCCCCATAGCGTGTCGATGCCGAGGGCGCGGTCACCAGGCGGACAGTAGGTGATGATGCCGCCTCGTTCCAGATAGTCCCCGACGAGCGCCATCATCGGCGCACGGCGGGGGTTTTCGGCTTGTCCTTTCCACATGACGATTGTCCTTTCGTTGACATGCCAGATATGGGGATCCGCCCGACGATCCGCAAGCCCGCAATTCTGCATACCTGCCATGCTCTTGCATTCTGGCGGGGCAAGCCCCATATGTGGCAGGTCGCAAACAGCAAAGGGACAACGGCATGGCAGAGACTCCAGGCAAGGACATAGCCTTGCTACAATCCGCATATCACTGGCTTGACAAAGCCATCGAATTCGCGTCGCAAGGCCGGAACGCCCATGCGGAACGGGCGTTTGCGATGGCCCTGCGCAAGGAAGCCGAATACTTTGGCCAATCGGCTTAATGGTGAGAGGGGGTCCGCTTTTGGCGGACCCCTTTCGCATTAGATGTGGCTAAGAAGCCACACCTGCAATATGCAAGATTTATTTTTGGCAACACCTTGCCTTCGGCAAGGTTCGATGCCATATATGGACTCGGCAGGGCGCAAGGTGCGCCTTGGACAAACAGGAGGTATCACACTCATGGCTAACGGTAAACCCCCACGGGAGAAGGTCGCAAACCGCGACTATGTCGATGCAAGCGGTCAAGAGGTGGAAGACGAACAGGACGCAATGGGCGTCAAGTTCGAGCACCTTAGCAGAGGCGAGACCGTCGCAGTCAATTGGAGCGACTTTTCCGATGACGGCAAGCGCCTTATCGGCTTGTTCGGCCTGAAGACATGGATCGGCAATCTGTTCAATCAAAAGCTTGACATTGGCGAGATTAACGACCGTCTCGACAAGGTCAAGGCTGGCGAGTGGCCAGAGCGCCAAGGCATGGGCGGTCCCCGATATGACCAGAACGCTCTTGCTCAAGCGATCGCTACCGCGAAAGGTTCGACCGATGTTGCGCCTTTCCTGAAGCGAGTGCAAGACGACAGCAAGTATGCTTCGATGGCGATGCGACACCCAGAGGTGCTGCGTCTCTACAATCAGGCTACTGGACGGGCGGCGCCAGATCTTTCTGCGCTGTAAGGACTAAGGGGAGCGCGAAGATGCGCTCCCCTTTCCTTCTGGCAACTACCTATCTATGTATGTCCTATCCATATCAGGCACCCGGCTTGCCGACCCAAAGCTTTTCGAGCTTTCGC